TGTTGCCGTTTCAATGTAATCAGGGAATATTTTTCTTTCTACTTCTACATTTACTCTTTCTGACGCAAACTCAATAAAGTATGTTTCAAATGAATCCAAAATATCAGGACTAAATGTTGCAATTAAATCAATTACTTTTCTTTTGTCACCAATGAGTGAATAGTGATTATCTAAATTTCTATTATCGACATTTAAACTTCTGTTATATTCATATGGAGTATTAAATGTTTTTCCAGTAAAAGATTCTTCATTTGTAGTTTCATCTTCATACCAAACAACCCTAAAATTAGATTGTTCACCTTGGTTGAAATTACCGTATGAATTCAGATATTCTTGTGTGTTAGAACCATCACATGGTAATAATGTGTAATAAGTACTACCTGAATAAATTTTAGAATTATTAACATATGAAGTCCAATAATTTATTCCGTCAGGGTTTTTATTTGTTCTACTTCTAGCAACATATGTGCCTCCACTTACTGAAGTATAGAAACTATCGGTACTTCCCGTTGAAAAGTTATAATAACTATATCCATTAACAACATTGTGAAATACATTATCATAATATGGATGTAAACCAATATCGGTATTACCACTATATGCTACAGGATTTGTTATTTCGGAGTCAGTTGCGTAATATAAATTACTATTAAAATCAAAAAAAGTACTTCCTGATATTGAGGTGGTTACTCCCGATAATATATCAATGTTATCTAAAATTTGTCTTTTATATCTATGATAAATTGATCCCCATTTTAACATCAAATGATATGGAACGTAATGTGTTCCTCCAACTTCTTTAAACATCGAAGCCATATTAACTGAATTTCCACTAAATGTTAAAGTATCTTCTAAATCTTTAAATGGTAATGAATTTAATAACAAATATGCCGAACCAATATATTTTCCATTTGACGTTTGTGTTAAAAAATCATCATTTAATTGTTTATGGAAATAAGGTGTATTAAGTATATTAATTTTTGAATCTCCGATTTCTAATTTTTGACTAAATAAATTTGTTGTGTATTCACTTTTAACCCATGATTGTGGTTCGAATGGTGTACAAATAAATCCTGACTTTGTATCAATCTGAAATATATTTGTAAATTTTAAATTATCATCGAAAGATGTCTTATTTAAATAAGATAGGTATTCACTTGAATTAAATGGATAAATATTTTTTCTATAATCCTCCACTTTATAGTCCCCCAATAGATTTTTTAAACTACCAAACGAACTTGATTTATCCGTTTTAAATTCATTACCATATGATTGTTTTATCTCAAATGGTGTTTCTATAGTATCTTTAATATATGATACCGTATCTAAATTGTCTAAATAATATGGGAATCTTTCCAATGGTGAGAATGATAGAAGATAATTTTTTAATATATCTATTGTAGACACTCCTTTAATTAAATTAATTAAATCGTAATCTTCATTAAATGAAAATCTAATATTTTCAAATTCAATGTTAGCTAAATCTATTAATGTTTTTGAATTGTCAAATGTATCAAATAATGTTGCGTTTTTTGCTCTTTCATATATTTCATAAAAAATATTTGATATTGATTTGTCGGTATACGGTAACCTAAAAGATAAGTTTAATAAATTTGAGGTTGGGGTATAGTTTTTTTCATCAACATTAGATTCAAAAACAAAACTCACATTACCTACTCCACCCTCTTTTTCGGCTAATGTATCTAATCTTTTGGTGGCCACACCTATATAGTTTTCTACAAAATCAATTTCAGGCCAAAGTGTTTTATTATCTGATTTTAATTTTTTCTTTAAATCTAAATCTCCAGGATATGCTAATACCTTTCTCTTATCTGTACCGGTTTGTTTTTTAACTTCAGGCCAAGGATATATGTTATCACCACCAGGCGCCTCATCCACTAAACCATTTAAAATGTTCTTTCTTTGTGCAGATACGTCAAATGCCGACTTGTGTACATCTTTCATTAATCGAACATACACATCCGCATTAGCCAAAATTACTGCAAAAATGTTTCTAATTGTTGGGTCAAATCCGATACCTATACCATTAGTTGGGTCTTTTATAATGGTGTTCATTTTTTCTTCAACGCTTTTCTGTAATTTATCTCTTTCTTTTACAAATGATGATTGAATTTCATATATATCAGATAATATTAAATTTTTTGCAATGACATATTCTGAACTAAATGGTTTATAATATTGATTAATTTTTTTGATATTTGTTATTAAATTAAATGTTTCTTTTTTAAAATCCACATTAATTGATTTAACACCAGTGTTTTTATCTTTTTTTATTAAATCGTCTGTAAAAATTTGAATTTCTTTTAACTCTCTTTGGTAATTTGTAATTAAATATTCTAAAGTATTTGTAGTTGTTCCTGTTATTTTTTCTAATGAACCTTTTTCTTTTGCTTGACCTTTTAACTTAAAATAATCCACTTTACTATTGTCTGTAAAATTAACAATCTCGTCTGTTAAATTAATATTAGACCATGCGATAATTGAGTTTTCAAAATCAATTATTTTTTTCTCAAACTCCTTAACTCCATTAAATAATTTAAAATCAACAACTTGGTCAAAAATTGTTCTTTCTAAAATTTTATCTAAACTTTTAGCAATCGTAATTACTTCTCTAAGTGTTTTGACTGGAAAATCTTTTGGTAATAACCCTTTGGCTTTATATTCGTCATATACGGTTTTAAGAATTGAATATCCTTTTGATGATTTTTTAATTCTTTTTTCGTTTACACCAGTTTTATTATTAAATTTTAATTCACTATCACTTTCAATATAATACATATACGGAGCATTTAACATACCGGCTAACGGTATGTCATTCAAATACGCATATGTTGACCCTACAAATGTAGAAGTTATATCAAAATTACCATTAGTTTCGTTATACTTAGATGTGAAATTTGTCATGTGTAAACGATACCTTATCGCTTTACCATAATAACCTTTAACGGTTAAATAATATATTGGCCACGGTAAATGAAAAAATGCTTTATATGGTGAATCTTTAGGGGATTCAAATAACGTTTTACCTCTAACATCAACAAAGTTTATTGTGATTTGAGGGATAAAAGTTGCACCTTTAATTGAGATATTAATACTATCAATACCAAAAGATTGACCCGATGAATCGTTTTGTTTAAACTCACCTGTAAAATCTCCTGTCTTATTATCTTTTACCTCTTCCGAATTTAAAAATGCATCTGTCCATGATGTGTCGAAATCTTGTCCGTTTTGATTTTTTAAGAAATTTAAAGTTCCTTTAGCAATTGAAGACAATTTACCAATTGTGGTTTGTCCTCCTGACGCGGTTAAAATTGATCTTGGTACCAAGTCCGCCTCTAGATTAACATACATTACATAATTCTCAGGAATCACACCTCTACTTTCAACGGTATTTCCGTTGACAATACTATTAGGGTCAATATATATTAGGTTATTTTCATCAACCTTAACTAATATATTTTCACTAGCATTTAAATTATTGTTCGCCATAATATAAGTTATACAATTCTACACCGTTTTTATAATCTTGTAAAGAGGTTACCAAAGGAAATGGTACTCTAATATAAGAATTATCAGGTATTTCAAATTCAACACTACCTACAGACGGATTAGCTAACAATATTAACCATCCGAACATTGGTGAGTTATAATATTCTTGTGATAATATATCCAATCTATGTTTTCCTTTTTTGTATTGAAAGAACTTATCGGTTGATTTGATTGGTATTTCAATTCCTGGAACAATTCTAAATTTTCCGTCAGCAATATAATCTTGGTATCTATTGTAATAATTTCTACTCATTATCTATAAAAATTTAAAGTATCTCCAAGGTTATTTTTTGATGAGAATATTTTAAATATGTCATCTGTCTTTTCTATATCTGGAACTTCGGTGGATGGTGAAGTTTCGTATTCTATTGGTGTTCCATTACTTCTAATAGGTGCAACATCAATTGTTAATGTTGTTGTGTTATTAGAATTAACAAATAAATCAAACTTTTCATAAAAATTTTGTGTGGTATATTGTAACAATTCATCACCAATCCAACGATTAACAAGTGGGTCCACAATATCTGATTTATGTCCAATTAGGAATACTTGTAATATTGATTTAATATCTTCGTTTGAAATTGTTGCAGATTCAAGATATACTGTGTTAAAATCAATTGGTGGGTTAAATAATGAAGTAGTTTTTAAATCAAAACTTCTTAAATAATCAATAACAACATTATAGTTTGATGTGAATCCTGATTGATTAAACCCCGTTAATGGTGTTTTTACTAATGTTGTATCAACAATTTTAGTGTCTTCTGAATTTATTGCAATGTAATTCAATTTGTCAATTACATTAACAAATTCTTTTCTTGATTTTTCAAGGTCTTTTATTGATTTTAATGTTGGAAATTCATCAATAATGTCAGATACTATTTTATTAATAATAGGTTTAATTATATCTTCTGCTTCTTTTGATTCATCTCCACCTCCCATTTCAAACCCTAACATGTCCATAAGTTCATTAGTTGGTAATGTTGTGATTGAATATGTTAATGTGTTTTTAAATGCGTTAGAATAAAAAGATAAATTATTATTTCCACTATATTCCCCTAACATATTAATAACATCACCTTCTTCAATATTAATATTTAACTCATTAATTGTTCTATAATCTGGTGAGAAAAACAAACCAGTTACTTTAGGTCCGTATGTTTTATAGATTGATTCGTACACCGATTTATACATATTAGTATAGTTATCCGCTCTTTTATATAAATCATCCACAATCGTCGTATACACTAATTTAGTTCCACTACCAACACCAATGTATGTTCCTTGTACTATTTTATTTGGGTCGGAAGGAATTGATGCTGTTTTTGCGGTATCAAGATTTTTTAATGTTTCTAAAAATTCTTTTGTAAACTTATCTTTATTTTCATAACCAATTCTTCCATCTGTTGGGATTGATCTCTCATCATACATTTCAGTATTTGCAAAGAAATTAGATGATAACGCATTTTGTAATTTTTCAACAGGTCTATCTAATCCTTGTCCACCGATAAAATTAACTTGTAATTGAACGTTGGCAATCATTGGTTGTACACCAATACCTTCAGGATTAAAATCCCAAACACCATCATCATATGTTATATTAATATCTTTAATTATAATTTTTGAGTGATAAAAATCTCCAATTCTTAATACACAAATTGGTGGTGGTCCGAATGATGTGTTTCTTGCTCCAATGTCGTTATTATCTGAAAGTCCTTTAATTGGTATAGTATCTCCAGGTCTTAAACATTGTAATAGGAATGTTAATCTACTATTCAAACCTTCTGGTGTCGTTGAGTGGAAAGCCGGATGGAAATATTTTAATTTTTCTGTTAAAGATTTAAATGCAATAGGAGAATCTTCTTCTAACTTTTTAAAGTAATGACATTCTGATAATGTTTTCATGATGATTCTTTTCATCACATCTATTGACGGTTTCTTTTTTGTAATGTCTATAGTATCTTTTGAAACTACCAATTTTGTAATTGGGACATTAATCTTTTGTACAGTTTTTTCACCCTCACTTTTTGTATATTTAATTTTTACCTTACCTTCTCTACAATAAAAAGATGTTGGGGCATATCTTCTTAATAACGGTTCACTAAATGATTTAGAACAATCTACATTTGTTTGTCCTCCTGCATTATTTAATACAAAATTTTCACCATATGTGCTAATATTAAATTTAATTTGTCCATCTACGTCATATCCAAAATCTTTAAATTTCTTAGAAATTGGTATAGTATCAAATGGTAAACCATCTTTAACGTATTTTAATACTGACGCCGGTTCAATTTGTATGGATGACGGTGTTGTTGTTTTTGTTAAATACGTATCAATATATAATAATAGTGAATGTATTCTTCTTATACCTAAATAGAAATTTTTATTTTCATCTCCCGCTTCGGATGTTGTAGTTAAAATTTGAATTTCAGCATCTCCAACAATTGTTTTACCTGATAAAACCGTTTTTAAATCGTCTAACTGTTTATTTAATTCGGTAAAATTTACACCTATCTCGGTGAACCCACTTGTTATTCCACTTATTATTTCTGAGATAACACTTGGGGTTGATGTTGATCCTGTACTTCCGATTAATAAAAGTTTATCTGATGATGTTAATGTATTACCACTCATTACAGATGTCAAATTAGTAATAAAAGTTGATTGTTGTCCACTATATGTTGTAACTTGAGAACCATAATCTCCATCTGAAATTGTTAATGAATTTCCTTGTTTACTTGGTATATCGTTTTCAAAATAAAATGTATTTTTTGTATTCCATTCTACATTTGTAAATTTATTATTATCAGTGTCTCCACCATCTGCTGGTAATGGGTCACTGGTAAATTTAACATTAGTTATTGATTGTTTTTCAATTCCCGCATTAAGATATTGTTCTATTAGTTGTCTATCATTACTATCTAATGTTGTATATGTTTGTATTAAAGAATAAAAGTCAACATCTTGTGCTCCAGCAAAAAACGCATTTATATAGTTATCCGATTCTTCATCTGACATTCCTTTAAAATGTTCTCTAACTAATAAATTCATAATACTTGGATGGTCAACTACTACTTTAAATGAAACTTGACCTGTTCTTTCTGTATTTTGATATGTATAAATTGGTTCGGGTCTTCCAACAAAAGAATTCTTTTCCCAAGTTGCACTATTTTGTTCTGAAACTTTTAAATCATATGGTGGAAACCACATAACTCTTCCTCCGTTATTACCTCTTTCACATGCTGGTAAATCACTAACTTGAAATCCTTTTAGATTGGATGTTTTCCACGCTAAATTCTCAATTGAGAGCATATATTTTTTTGCATAAAAATCACCATTTCCTACATTTTTTTCAACAATATTTGTTGACCCATCAAATGACTTTTTACCATTAGACATAGGTGCCATATTCAAATTCCATGTATCATCTAATACACTTGAATTGAATCGTCTTATATTACCTCTTCTATATTTTCTTCCTGCTTGTTTGTATTTTTTTGTATTAATGTCTTTTTGATTTGTTGCCAACGGCATCGTATCAAAATTTGTCATATATGGTCTATCTTTTGTCCAAACTCTAGCATACTCAACTCCACTTTCTTCTCCTGTAAATTTATCAGTATACTTAACAGCTGAACCTCTAGATATTCTAGTGTCTCCATCTTGGAAAACTCTACTTGTTTGGTCAATAACATTTGCAATATGTGAACGTGCAGCACCACCATCTGATGGCATTGAATCCAATAATTCTTGTGTTATTCCTAAAATTGAATCTTCTCTAAACTTATTTTTAGTTGATAAACTTTCGGTAAATAATGAGGCTCCTGTCTCCCAACTATTATTATTAACTCCTAATTTATTTTTTGAGTTTTTACTAATCCAAGATAATTTACCACCTACTGAACCTCCCTCTGTAATATTTTTATTTGTGTGAAATAATTTAGCTGATACCTCATCAAACATTAAAGTTAAATAATAGTTACTCCTTACGGGTCTATCATTAAAATCGTTCATTGCATATTTCACATCATTTCCTCTATCATCACCGATATAAGCGGTACCCGCCGGTGCCTCAACTCCTAAAATATTTTTTATACCTTGCGCAACTTTATCGACAAAATTAAAAATTTTAGATGTGTTTTGTGATCTTGCTGTTGTGGTGTAATTTGGTGCATATGTTGAATAGGATAATAGGTCATATAACCTGTTTTTTTGACCGCTTCCCATATGTTCAATCAAAAGGTCAGATGGTTTTCTAGATAACAACGGTCGTCTTTGTATTCCTATTAATGAACCTAATACACCTGTCACGTCTTGATATAATGCACCTAATTGTGATGACGCCTGTGGTCTATAATTAATTGGGTTTCTTGGGTTACTTAAATAATCCCCCGGTATCTGACTAAAAGGTAATTGTACACCTGATACAGTTTTTAAAAAATCAACAGCATTACCTGGAATACTTAAAGTATTATCAACCGTAATTTTATAATTTGATTCAATTAATGGTTCCCTACCTGTTATTATATTAATAGCGGTGGTTGTATTACCATTAAATGCATCCATTATTCTCACACGACCCAATGTATTTTTTTCTACATTTTGTGCAATTCTACTATAAACGGGTCCTTGTGGGTCATTTTTAATTAAATTAGTTGAAAACTTAACTAATTCAGATTCAGTTTCATAATTTGAATTACTAATAATACCAAATAAACTTAAATCGGTTTGAACAAAACCAGGGTATAACTTTAAATTAACTGAACGAGGTAATGTATTAATAATTTCACCAATAAAATATTCATCTGGTTTATATATATTTGAATTCTTTGGTATTGTTAAATCATTAATTCTATTGGTGTCTACCTCACCTTGTAATAAATTAGGAATATCACTTAGATTTTGTTGAACATACGAACTATTTGTGAATGTTTGAGGTCCATTAGGTTGTTGTAAGGTCTTACCTAATATATGGTTTCTAAACTGTTTTGTTGTATTAAAATCTAAATAACTCGGCATTTTTTATTTTATTATAAATAGGTATAATACTATTTTCTGATGGTTCCAATTTTTTGTGTGGTATAATCATCTGTACTTTTACGTCCCCATTCATTTATTGCTGTTGGATTTTTTGTCATTGCTCTTCCAAATTCGTCTAAATATCCTGGTATTGAACTAAACTCATGTTTATAAACCACAGTTGAAGTTTGTGGTGTATTATTACCACTAAGAGAATTTTTCACTTTTTCGTATTCGTTATTAAGTGACTCTGTTATTTTTTTAACTGTTGCATTTTGTGCACCATAAACTTGGGTTAATACATTTAAATTTTCTAATTGTGCCTTTACTTCTGGTAAGTTTTTAAAATCGTCAACCGCGGCAGATATTTGTTCTTTATTACTATCACTGAATAATCCCCTTTTTTCACTTAAAAATTTATCTGTATAATTTGATACATTTTTCATTGCATTAGAACCTATTTCATTTAAATTCAAACCTCCTTTTCCGGTGGCAGTACTTAAAGCTTGTATTTTTTGTAATGCCCACATCGCCGATAAATCTCTTTCTATGTTTTTAACTGATGTAACTTGATCTCTTGCAATGTCCGCTGGACTCATGGCTTCAAATGCCTTTCTATTATCTTGTAATACTTCAATTTGTTTTTGTGTTAAATCTGATAGTGCAATTTTACTTTGACCTTGGAATTTGTCCGATATTGATTGTGGTATTTCAATTACCATTTTACCATTATCCATTTTAGATAAATTGGTAATGAACTCTTTATCTTTTTCAGGTATAGTAAATCCTTTAGCCATTAATTCATTAGATGCTGATAATCTTTCTTGTGACGCAACCGCCCCTCTGGTTAAACTTTCATAAGAAATACCTAATTCGTCAGCCATTGCTTTGGCTCTTCTAATATTAATACCTGTAATTTCAAATCTACCTTGTTGTTGGTTATATGTTGCTAACGAACCTGAAGCTTTTATTATGGCATCTTGTAAACCTTCCACATTATTTGTGGACATATACATTAACTTAAGTGGATCATTAAAATCACCAATTGCACCTCCTAAAACTTGTAAATTAGCAGTTAATGCTATCGCCTTTTCAGGGTCCATTACTTTATCTGCGATTGTAAAGGCATCATTCATGTCCATTCTAAATTCCTTTGCTCTTCTTGACATAGTTGCCAATCCTTCAATACCATCTTTAAACCCATATCTATTTAACTTCTCAATATTTTCTCTAATGTCTGTAATTGTCTTTTTAGCTACAAGTCCTAATGATAATGAATTCTTACCAGCTTGGTTAATTGCATCAATCGCATTACCAGCACCAATACCAACTTTTTCAAATTCGGTAAATGCTTTACCCATATCACCTAAACTACCAACAAATGCTCTTGCTGAACTAAAACTTTTTATTAATGTATCAGAAGAAATTAAATTAAACCTACCTGATGACTCCATCATATCAGTCATCAATTCTGTCACTTGTGAAATACCATACCCCATTCTAATTGCTGCAGGGTACGAATCCATCATCTCTCTTCTTAAACCTTCTGATAATTCACCACTAATTCCTATTTTTTCATTTACAGCAGTTCTAACATTATTTTCTAATGTTAATTGGTCTAATACTTCTTTTGCTGCTAGTTTTAAATCTTTGATTACGTTAAGTCCATTTCCCGCGACTTTACTTGCTAAATCAAATGGTGATGTAACTTCATTATTGTCGTATGAAAAACTTTGTTTTACATCGAAAATACTGGTTATGTTAGCAACACCAGAAGAAGATGAGGAAGATGATGACGATGATGACGATTTAGATGTAGTACTTGTTTGTTTACCACCTAATTCTTTAACCGCAGCGTCGGATTCTTTTTTCCAATCACCGTCACTAATCGTATTTATCTTATCAATTGCGGCTTGTTTGTTACTCGCTTTAAGTGCATCACCAAGTTTACTCATACTAATAAATAGATTAATTAGGATTTTCTAACTCCAATGAGAAGTTAATATAATATCTTCTTACATATATGGGCATAGATAGAATATCTCCATATGAGAACCCCTTTTTAATGAGGTATAAAATCTCGTCTAATTGATTTTTCTTATATTCCGTAGAAAGGTCGAAAAAACTCAACCCCAAATCCAATGTCAATTTGGACTATATCTCCTGATGGGGTGGTTACTGTTTGGGTTAAATCTAACCCTGGTTTATTTTCCTTAATAAATTTTCTAAATTCTTGTGAATCTTTAATCGGCATGTTCTCAACAAAGTTCCTAATATTCATTTGATCTTTGTTACCCGCAACCGATTTAATCATAAATTCAAGTTGTTTCGTTACAATTGGTGCCACTCCATTACCATTCCAACTTTCCTTTATATCTTCAATTTCCTTTTCTTGTTTTTGAGTTAAAAACTTGAAGGTGATATCTATTTTACTCTTTTCCATGTAATATTGATATTCGCCGTTACTATCTTCTTTCAATTTGAAATCCTTCATCTTTAATTCCGATAAATCAATTTCAACTGTAAATTGTTCTTGTGTCTTTGAATCAGTTGTGGTTAAATTATAAATTGAACCGAACCCAGTGTTTCTTAAAAATATAAGGATTGCCTGTCTATCTTCGTCTACAATATCATCAACCTGTAAATCCTTATCCAAAACCTTTCTTCTTAAAAGTTCATTAATAACTCCATTATTTGCAATTAAATTTGGTGCAGAAAGAATATTCTCATCTGCAGCAGTTAAATAAGCAACTCTTACTGATTTCTTTTTGCTTGGGTAATGTATACCTCTACTTGGTAGTTCTACTACGTCGTACGCAATTGTTGGGTCTATTTTATATTCGTCCATAATATAAGTTTATACTATAACTATGAGAAAGTAAAGTTTTTAAATAAAAAAACCGACACCCATTTCTGGTATATCGGTTTCTCATATGAAAAATTATTATATTAATAAACTTGGATACAACGGTCCATTCTTAATGAAGCGTCAATTGTTGCCAAATCATCTCTTGAGTAATCTAAATCACCGAAGTTCAAACTTGTTAAGAAACAACCTTGTAAAATCCATTTTTCAACCACAACTCCCGTTGGGTCTAACATCTCCAATTCAATGTCTTTCTTATAACCTGCAGCATATCCCATACGACCTGTAACTGACTCCGCATGTAAACGAAACCACTCCATAAGTGCTTGAGAAGCTGAAGGACCAATTGGGTCTTTAAATTGAACTTTAATCTCTTCCCACTCAAATTGACCAGCAACATAAGTTTTTGTGTTCAAGAAAGGAATCTCAACTGATTTAATTTTAGCAGATGGTCTCGCTGTGGAGAATACATACCACTCATTTATTCCTAAAGATGATGGAAATCTTAGGATAAATCGATTTTTTCTTTTCGGTTCGTAAGGAACCGGCATTTTCATTAATAAATCTGCCATATTGTATTTGTTAAAGTTTTTAAGTTATTTACTTTCTTATAAATATATCTATATTGGAAAATAATTTTATTTTAAGTTTTTTATTGGAAATACTTGTTTATGTCGATTATTTTTCGTAGTTTTTTACAGGCTCCAGTATCTAGTTCCAGTTTACTACTCTCCTTTAATAATTTAATATTTCAATAATAAATACTAGTATATCTAGTTCCAGTATTCTGGGTATAATATAATAGTATAATAATTATATTATACGGTTCCACGTGGAGCATTAAAAAAGGGTACCATTTCTGATACCCTTCTTCTTTTTATATCTCCTTTTAGATTAGATATTTTCAAATGAAGCTCCTGTTGGAGTGATTACAAATTCCAAATCAATGAATTCCAAAGAACGAGTTGGTTTGATGTAAATTTTACCTCTTAATGTGTTAGCATCAATGTCCTCTGGGTCATTAGATACACTTACACGGAAGTCATATAAACCTCTTTCTTTCTTAATTGATTCCAAGATAGGGTTTACCAATCTTAAGAACTCTTGTCTTACTTGGTCATCATTTTGTTCAAATAATAATCTTATTGCAACCGCAGAAATCAATTTTCTTGCCCTTAATAACAATCTTCTTACGTTGATTCTATCTAAAGCTGATTCTCTAACTTGTAACGTTTTGTTACCCCAAATAATAGTACCTGTATCAGAGAATGTTGCAATTGGGTTAATTCTTGCCTTGTACAATTCATCTCTTTCATCAAGAGTAAGTTTCTTTTGAGCTTTAATTGCGTTTACCAAACCTCTACTGTAACCTGCAACTGCGAACCAAGGATAAGATACGTTGTCAGTTAGGGCAATGTTCTTAACAACCTCACCTGTTGGTGGGATGAATAATTGAGTTGCGTTATCTGTGTCTCTTACTTGAATCCAAGGCCAATATGTTGCAGAGTAGTTAGAATCAACCGCGATACCGTCTAAATCGTCAATAACGTTAGCAGCGTCAGTTTCATTTGGTGCTCCAATAATATAAATTGAATCCGCTCTATCAGTTTCAATCATGTCGATTGCTTGAGTTGTTAATGAACTATGGTCGAAGAAGTTAATACCAGGTGTTGCAAATACGTTAATATCTACAGCTTCAGGGTTTGCGTATGTATTAATACCCTCTAAATAAGCGTAATAATCTGAGTTTCCAGCTGAAGTACTAAATAAACCATTATTATTAGTGTTACCTGAAATGTATGTTAATTTTCCAAATATATAACCATCACCATATGTTCTTACTTGTCTGTAGATATCCCAACCATCAAAACCACCACATACTGCAAATGTAAACTTACGGAAATTAATGTTAGTTAATTTATTGTTAGTTACATCTGTTTGACCTTCTAAATCGTAAGGTGTTGTTTGATATGTTGTACCTGTAATTGAAGACGCGTTAGTCGATAAGTGGAATCCATCAGTACTATTCAATGTACCTGAACCTTTGTATTTGAACAAATCAGCATCAAAACTAAAATTACTATCTGAAGATAAACCTAGAGATGTCTTTCTAAATTTGTCACCATTACTTGTTGTTGTACCATAAATTGTATCTCCTGAGTCAAAAAATTCAGTTTTATAAAGAACACTACCTAATTTTGTAGAACCCGATAAAACCGCATTTGTAAACCCTTTAAATCCTGCCGGAAACGAATTTGATGGTGCGTTAGTGTCCATACTTAACATAATATATTTAGAATTCAACACATATTCACCATTTGATGTTCCTACTTTTCTAGCGACATAACCAGCAACATCAGGATTCATTGAACATCTTGTGAATTTTTCTAAAACTAACATGTTTTCATCAGTATCGTTAAAATCTCTAACTAATATGTCAAATTCACCTGTTTCAATGTTAATATTTTGTATTGTTACTTTTACTTCTTGATTTGCAGCATTCCCATCGGAAATTGTAATAACGTCGAACAAATCATCAACTTTTCCACCACGAACTTCAGAAACTACAGTAGGTGACATTGGAGTATCCCAAGGATTCGCAAAGTTGTCACCTTCAGCATTATAAACTTCACTTAAACTTAAACCACTTATTGAACCTTGATTATATAAGTTTTTTGTTAAGTTCGGATATACTTCATGAACATATAAAGGAACATCTGTACCGTCTTTATCATAAGGACTTGTACCTAAAACTTTAGTTATGTATTTTGTTGATGTTGAATCTAAACTACATGTGAAAACTTTAGCTCCACCTGTTGCACCTGTAACAGTAATATCAAACTCGGCTAATGGATTAACTGTGATTCCAGTACCACTAATAATAAAAGATGTATTCCCTGTAACCTCAAAGGTTAAAGTTTCACCTGAATATGAACCTCTTGATCTTAAAGCGGCAACAACAATATCGGCGTTTGTACCTAATGTTTTAATACCGAATGTTTTTCCTGCCTTATATCCTGTTTTACCTAAAACTCTTGTTACAAATAGTTGATTTGACTCTTGTAAATAAGATTTAGCGACATAACCTAATTCATATTTTGGATTACCTGCACCATCTTTTTCAGGTGATGTACCTCCGAAATATGTTTTAAATTCGTCAAAATTTGAAATTAATATTGGTTCGTTAGCTGGACCTTTTAAGGTTTCACCTACTAATCCCAATGTTGTAACACCTATACTCTGTGCTACGAATGTTAGATCCTTCTCTGATGTGTAAACACCTGGAGAAACGAATACTCTGTTTGAATTTGCCATCGATTGTTGTTTGGTTAAATTGTTTTTATTACTTATCTAATAAATATCTTTGTTTTCACCAAAGATTTCTGAACTTTTCTTAAAAAGATAGTTATTTATCTTTAATTATCTTTTATATGGAAAACAAACAAAAAAACGTTAAAATAGGTGATAAACACCACGAAATGTTAAAAAATTACTGTGATAAAAATGGATTAAAAATTTATAAAGTGTTGGAAAAACACATTGAGGAACTTTGTAAACCTAAAAAGAAAGACATTTATGGAGATGATTAGTATAAATAAGTTATACTTATTTTTGACCCAACAATAGGGTTACTCATATATGTAATTTCTTTATCTCCTGTAATATCGAAACCAATTGATTCTTCTTCCGCTAAACCATTGGTTTCTACGGTTATTAAACTATTGATGGAATTACTTAAATTAAAAACTCTTGATGTAGTGTAAATAAACTCTTCTTTTTCAAATTGTAATAATTTACCCTTATTATCTAAAATTACACTATTAATTCCTTTATAAAACTCCACCGTAATTATTGAGTTATTTAATGGGACCTCAAGAAATGTAATTGTACTTGTGTAATTTATAAATGTATAATTTAAATCCCTTATTTGACCAATACCATTTGTTGAAATTGAAAATAAGGTTCCGATATTGGTACCCACACTGAATTTATTTTGTATTCCATCCGCAATAAAATTGACGGTCACTATATCAAGAGCGGTATTTCGACTCTGACTTGAAACTACATTATCTTTTATAAATTCGTACATAAATTATTGTTTAATACAAATATCCGACAGAAATATTTGAATTTAATGAAGGTTTATCTGATAATATAATAAATGAACTATCATCTGAAACTATAAAACCAATACCCTGTTGTTCCGCCAATCCGTTAATCTCGACGGTAATGACTGTGTCAATCATTTGATTTGTATCGAACATAGGTCTATTAATATTATTTTCAAATAAAGGTTCAGTTCCTGTATATTGAAATTCTTCTCTAACAAAATTAAAAATTCTACCTGAGGTTCCGACTATTCTACTATTCCTACTTTTATAATAAACAATAGTAATTTTACTACCGGAGGTTGGATATGGACTAACAAATTCTATTTTTGAGGTATAAGCAATATGTAAGTAATTCGTATTTTTTGTTTGTAATACATCATTCACATAAACCCCGAATAATGTACCAATACTTTCTCCAACATCAAAAACACTTTGAATTCCATCCCCAACTAAATTTACTGTTTGTATTAATTCATTAGAGTTAACAAATTTCTTAACTCCGAATTTGGGGTTATCTTTTATAAACTCAACCATAGTAAATAATCTATTGATGGCGGGTTTAACTTCAAACTCCTCACTATCTATCAAATAACCTAACATTGTAAATTGATAATTCTGAACGTAAAATCTACGTCCGTCAATTGTTTCAATTGGACTATTATCTTCAATCTTATCAAGAACAATAGGAATATAATGACCTTTAATCATTGTGTAATCTTGTCTTGACGCAAAATGACGTAATATGATTTTATTAAACTTATTTAAATCTCTAAATTTATTACATATAATTGTTACGTCATATGTAATATCCACAGGAATGGGTTGTGGGATTGTATATATATCCGCACCCAATTGTGACCCATTCCAATTTGGAACTGATGCATAATAAACTTGATATCTATCAGGTATTGTTCTTTGAACCGATGGATTTGTTCCAAATTGAACGTCTGGTTTTCTAATGGTTGCAATAAATGGAAGTTGCATGTTCCCATCCTCATCGGTAAACGACCAATTCTGCATAAACTCACCCCATCTTTGTACCGTGAGAATTTTATCAATAATTGGGATTTGTTTACCGTCGGTTACAACTTTAAATGTTTTCGTAACATAATCTAACATACCTCTATCCAAATCATCGTGTAATATAGAATCGGGAAGATTTGTATCTGATTTAGTAATGTTATCCAAAAGTTCCTGTCTCCTTTTAGTGAGTTCAGTTCCTTTGTAGATTTCAATATTCGTTTTTCTTTTAGGTATTCCCATGTTATACTCCTCTAAATGTATTGTCTTGTACCGCAGTACATACAATGTTTCTATAATATGGTTTGTAACCAAACATATTATGTTTATTATCTGATGTTACTTTTCCGTCATTTGAGACATTATAATATCTTGTTCTTGTTTCAGATTCGGGATATCCAATAAAATCTCCGTATTTTATATCAACCTTTAATTCTTCCAAATGTTTTATATAAACCGATAACGTCATATTACCTGGTTCATTATATCTTAATAATCCACCTTTATATGAACTGTTCTTTGGTTCCTCTATTTTAACTAAAGCATAGAATTCAACTGGAGGAAAATATTTAATTTCATCTACCCCAACTTCAGCGTAAACGTCATCGTTTTCTGTTTTTTGTTTATCCACACGATATAATACCAATTTTATCCCTAAATCACCATGAAGGTACTCTTGACCCATTTGAATATTTAAATCAAAGTCGTCCTGAGAAAGGAATTTGGACATTCTCGTAATCGGTAGTTTATTATTCATATCCTTATAAATAGTTTAATCTTTCATTCTATTTAGTTATATTATATATATTATATGGAGATAAAAATTCCTGAGATTGAAGCGAGAACAGTATTATTAACTTACGAAGGTTCCAATAACCAATTATTGGATTGGAAAAGGAAGATAGATGAGGTTAAAAATTTTAAGTTAACCAGACCCCAAGCTGAATATGTAATGAAATATTATGAATTGAGTCCAAAGGTTGCTCGAAAATATATTAATTTGGTTTCCACATTTGGAGAAAAAATTATGGAGGAAAGATTGTTACCGATTCCTCCTGAAAAAATTTGGTGTGAAAAATTATTATGTGAATCTGATAAGGCATATCATATATGGGGTAAAGTTTTAGATAGTGACCAAATGAGTGCTATGTGGTTACCAAAATCTGCAATTCAACAAGAGGAGAAAAAGTTAAATCGTGTAATTGATTATAGTCCTTACAGTGATCGTCCTCCTATGGAACACCAGAAGGTTGCTATTGAGAAATTATTAGCAAACAATAAGTTTATATTAGCTGACGATATGGGTCTCGGAAAAACGACGGCAGCCGTCATTGCGTCTATGGAAAGTGGTGCGAAGAAAGTATTAATTGTTTGTCCAGCATCTCTTAAAATAAATTGGGATAGAGAGATAAAAAATTATACAGATAGAAAAGTTTTAATAGTAGAAGGTCGTAAGTGGGGTTCTACTTTTGATTATTACATTATTAATTATGACATATTAAAGAATTACCATACTACCGAAAAAAGTGAGGATAGTGATGATTATAAATTATTGGTAAATGAAAAGTTTGATTTGGCAATCGTAGATGAAGCACATTATGTTTCAAACGCAACAGCAAATAGAACTCGTTTATTAAATGATGTGTTAGAAACCATACCACGTGTTTGGCTATTAACAGGTACACCAATGACATCAAGACCAATAAATTATTTTAACTTATTAAAAATTGTTGATTCACCTCTAACATTAAATTGGCAATCATATGTTCGTAGATATTGTAAAGGATATCAATTCAGTGTTGGAAATAGAAAAGTGTGGAACACAAGTGGAGCAAGTAATTTAGACGAATTACGTGAACGTACTAAGTCATATGTTCTTCGTAGAATGAAAACCGACATTTTAGATTTACCTGAAAAGATTGTTACACCTGTATTTGTAGAGTTAAGTAGTAAAATGTATGATGAGGAGTTAGAAGAGTTTACAAGAATTAGTAATGACAATAAAGATAAAGAAACATTAAGTGTAACATTAAATCGTTTAATGAAAATTAGACAACTTATTGCTTACGAAAAAATTCCATATACTTGTGAGATTATTGATAAATGTTTAGACCAAGGAAAGAAAGTAATTGTATTCACCAACTTTACAATGTCATTAGATATGTTACATGAGAAATATAAAAAGAACTCTGTAATATTAAATGGTAGTATGTCTAAAGAAAAGAAACAAGAGAGTGTTGATAGATTTCAAAATGAAGATAAAATAAAGATTTTTATTTCTAATATTATTGCAGGTGGTGTTGGTATTACATTAACTGCGGGTGAGGTTGTTGTAATGAATGATTTATCATTTGTACCAGCTCATCATAGTCAAGCGGAAGATAGAGCGTATCGTTACGGTCAAAAGAATAGTGTGTTAGTTTATTATCCCGTATTTGAAAACACGGTTGAGAAAATTATCTACAATATATTACAAAAGAAAAAAGGAATCATCGACCAAGTTATGGGAGATGGAGAATACTCAGAATCGTTCAGTAAGGATTTACTTAAGAGTCTCCTTTAATTGTCATTATTGCGTCCCTTAAAGTTAATTCTAAATCTTTATGTTCGGGGTCCCCAATTATTAAAGTTACTTTTTTATTTTCTAAATCCAAATTTAGGACGTTTTCACCTTCTCCTGTTTTGTAGGTGAATTCAAAATCGTTCTTACCCGCCGTTTCAAATAAATCCAATAATGTATTAGTCATTTTTACTTACTTTTTTAATAAATAATTCTGGTGAAAATTTAAACACCGATGTTCCATGTTCAACAAGTGATGTTATTTTATCTATATTATTTTTAAACATATAGACATATTCTTCATTTGATGGATAAAATACAAAAGCATTAACTTTACGATATTTTTCTAAAACCATACTAACATTAACATAATAATAACCATCATTTCTTAATTCACATTTTGTGACTCCTTTAATTTGTAAATTACGTTTTCTATTGTCAAATAGAACAGTACAATCGATACCATCTAACATATCATTTACATCACCTGGTTTATCGTCATTATGTTCAATACCCGTTGATTCAGGTATTAATCTTCTATAGTTATCGATAAAATGTTGTGTATGAATTTTACCTCTATCCCAAGTATCAACCATCAACCTAATTAATTCTTTATAAAATTCACCTTCTTCATCAAATAGAATATCTTTATATTGTTTGGTAAACCTTAACATTCTTTTAACCGTGTTATAGGTATAATTAAAATCTAAATGAAAATCTTCTTTGAAAATTATTCTCTCTGGTTGTCCGTTTAATATTAAAAGTTCATTTATTTTATTTCTTAAATGAGTTAATCCAGTTCTGTTTGTGTTTAATCTGTTAAAATGTGACCAATATAATTCACCATTTTTTTTAGAATCCATAACTCCCCAAACCTGACGACCTTTAATTTCACCCTTTCCCCACCTACCTAAAGGTTCCCATTTACTTTGGGCTATTTCACTCAATTCACGAATTATTAACCTTTTAACTTCACTCATTGAAATAATGACATTAAAATCCTTCGTTTGTTCCTCTGTATAATATAGTTCTTTTACCATAACCCAAATATAAGATATTTATAAGAATATACCAAATTATGGCTACTATTATTACACCGGAAGAAAGAGATAAATTATATACACAGGTTTTCCACCTTTTGGGGATGCCAGTTCGTGGAATTGAACTTACACAAGAACAAATGGATACCTTTTTAGAGTTATCTCTGTCAGAATATGAACAATACGTTAGTGATTGGTTAATTGAATCTCAATGGTCAGCATTAGCTGGACTTGATTTAGACACACAATCCCTATCAAGAGCTTTTACAACAAGAAGTTTAGATTACGAAACTCAATATACTCACTCATATTCCAAAATTGTAGGTTTACAGGCTGGTGGAACAAGTGAATTGAAAAAGGACTATTTTACGGTTGTTCAACAACAACAGGTCTATGAAATCCCTGCTGGACGTGAGATTAATGAGTTATTATACTTTACACGTGCAACTTTGAATGATTCCATTGTAGATCCATTTTTAGGTGGTTTTGGTGCACTTGGTGGTGTTGGTTTCGGAGGTGTGGGTGGATATGCTCAAGTTGGAACCGCTGGTTCTTATTTTATGACACCGGGTTTTGACCTATTATTGAGAATGCAAGATAGAAACTTTAAAAGTAGAATGATTGGTGGTGATTTAACTTATAAGATTACTGCGGGTCCTGAAGGTAAGAAATTGGTGCATCTTTATAACGTACCAGGTGGTAAATTTGATTTTGGTTCAATAGCTAAAAATAACTACAACGTTTGGTATTGGTACTACGATACTATGGATAGAGACACCTGTTTAAAGAATAATAAAGATGTCATTAAATTACCGTCAGATGTTATGACAGAAGAATTAACATGGGGTAGTTTAAATAAACCTTCTCAGAATTGGGTTAGAAAATATCTAATCGCTTATTCTAAAGAAGGTTTAGGTCGTATATGGGGTAAGTTTTCAGGTGATTTACAAGTTCCTGATAGTACCATTAAATTAGATTACAGTTCATTAATCACTGAAGGTAAAGATGAAAAATCTAAATTAATTGAAGAACTTATGGCAAGATTAGAAAGATTACGTCCTGACAAAATACTTGAAAGAAAAGCAGGTGAGGCAGAGAATCTAAACAAATCTCTTAAGTTTAGAGCAATGCCCGCACCTATTAATATTATCTAACTTTCTATTGCATGTAATGCATAATCGTTACCATTAGTTTCGATAATCTCCTCTTCATTGGATTTAGTACTTTGTTCTTGAAACGAAATTACTTTTCTATTGTGGTCAACCCAAAATGGGTCTGCAAGTTCTAAACTATTTTCCACATACATAAAGTAAGGGTCTCTACCCACACGATTCCAAAATAATACTTCACTGTCAGATAATGTCATTACCTCATCTAATTTATCTTGACCTTCTTCTTTTAATGGAAATCCGTTTACCAATTCACATTGTAATTTTGTAAAGAATTGTCTTTGGTCTGGCGACTCAATTAATATATCTTCTCTAATTGACGGATGAAAAACAACTAACAATGGTTCAACACGTTTATTAAAATTATTAAGATAACGAGGAACATTATAATCACCTTTTAAATCAGGGTTGTTTAATATTTCTTTTTCATCAATCATATAACAGTTCACTTCAATATAATCTTCAGGCATCGGTGTACCATGTTTTGCAAGATATTCTTCTAAAACTTTCTTACTAGGTCTACTAATTTTCTGAACGTCACCTGATGATTTCTTAACACCATTGTTTACATAATAAATTGTATCACCTAACCCTGCCGGATAATCACTTCTCATAATTAATTCCATATGTGCTTGACGAGACATTAATGAACCAGCTTTAGTTGTCTTTTGAACATACTTTCTATAATCATTAATAGATTGTTTAACACGAGCTTTATTTGCAATCTTTGATAATGGAATTTCTTTATTGTAAATTTTACCCACAAATTCATAATATAATTCTACAAAAGATAAACCATCACCATTTAACAAATACTTTAAACCTTCATCTAAAAATTCAACAATATATGTTTGTAATTTTTTAGATTTAATCGTGTTACCTGTTAATTTAATTTTCTCTTTTCCTTTCTTCATCATCTTAATGATATAGTTCTTACGAGAAACATTAATACAAGCTGGCGCAACATAGTCAATATCCAATCCCATTTCATTTCTCATAAAGATGTCATTGAACTCTGCAGTATCTGCTTCAATACCTTTATATTCTTTTCCCAATGTAACCATTTCATTCAATCCTTTACCAACATAAACTGTATCATCAATATTCAATGGTGTTTCAAAGTTCACACCATCTGTGTCCATTACAAGAGGTTTATAACCTTTCTTCATATAAAACATAATCATCATTCTTAAACACTGACGACCAACACAGGTAATGGTTTCACCCATATTCATATCTCCCCAAGGGAATACGTGTGGTGCAGATAAACTACCGAAATAAGCGTTGATAAAAATCTTAATTGGTAATTGTTTTCTATCATACATTTCAGCAAGAACTGGATCACTATTTTTTAATTCACCTGCAAGTAATTTATATTTGATACGAATATCACGGAAATATTTCAACATTGATTTCTGAACACCCATAACATCACAATCAGGAAACACATCATATACAAGTTGAATTGATGGATAAAGTGATGCGTAGTCAAACTTAACAATGTTCTTGGAATAACCTACATTTAACAATCTTGATAAACCTCCTGTAATTGCACGTTTCTCGTCTTTTGCTGGTATCGCCAAATTGTTTTCATAAGACCACGCTAACATAATAATTTTCCATAGTGTTGCAGTTCCCATTGTTGCAATTCTTTCATACGTGGTAGGTACAAGTTTTGATAATAAGAATGTTGATTGAGAGAATGAATCATCTACAACCATGGTCTCATACAAGTCATCATCAAGATATTGTTCTACAATTTTTCTTCCTGTCCATATCTCAAACTTACCCGGATATTTTTGTGTTAAATTTTCTGTGCCAGGTTCTCCAATTTGTTTGTAATTTCCTGTCTTTGGATTTACATAATAACTTTCATTATCAAGATATATTTTAGAAATCTTCGCACCATCCACATAAACCCGATTAGGTTTTTCTTTCTCCAAATATGTTGTAATGTATTTCAATCCCCAACTTTTAATTTCAGAATTGATTGCCTGAGCACGTCTTACAGAGTGTGCTATATCAATAATATTGAAACCCCATATAACGTGTTGTTTGTATGGTTCAATTTCATTTGCGAGTTTTAACATTCCTTCCTTCTCTTTCATTCCTTGTGTTGTGAATATTTGTGTAAGACCATTAACGTCAACACCAAGTATTTCTGCACGTTTTAATATAAACGGCCAGTCAAAGAATGCTGAGTTATAACCTGCAACAATGGTTGGTTTAAGGTCTTTAATGTATTGGAAAAATCTTTCAATACATTTCTTCTCACCATCTTCACCAAATGCGGCAATTGTTTCATTCATACCACGGTTATCTTTAACCCCGATTAATATGATAACACAAGTTTCAGGGTCAAGACCAGTGGTCTCAATATCAAATACAAATCTATTAACACCACTATATTCATCAATACCTTTGAATAATCTTTTTTTCTTCTGTATAAGATATTGTTCTACAGGATTTAATACAGTAAAATGTTGTCTAACTTTTTCATCCCATGGATTTAACCCACCCATTCTAAAAAACGAAATTAAATCCGTATATGACTTAATACTTTTAACGATATGAGTCATACCATTTTCTAAACGTTCGTTGCCGTGGGTGTCTAACTTCTCAATTAATATTCCAAACTCACCCATACGTTTTTTCTGCATGGCCTTTGAGTTGCCGTAGAAATTCAAACCTGTTAAATCACCTACCCATATAAACGGTGTAAATGTGTCAGATTTAATGATTTTTCCTTCGATTGGGTCTTGGATAATTTTCCAAATTGTATTTGTTGGGTAGTCGTATTCAACTCCGACGATATACATTTCGTCGTCACCACCATTGAGGAAGCCTTCAATAACTTCCTGAGAGATAACCTCTTTCATCTTCTAATTTTTTTTAATGTGACGTATTAGCTTGTGATTAAATCACAGTTTGCCTTGTTTACATTAATAAGTATAAGAAAAAAAGGGGGTATTAAAAAATATTGATGTATAATTTTTCTTTAACAGGCAATATAAGTTTATTACCATTATCAAACGACACGTTTACTTTTCCTTCAAATTTACCTATTTCAGATGTCTGTTGTTCAGTGAATCTGAAAACGATATAATATTCGTCAGTCGTTTGGTTATATAGTTTTGTTCTTGTTGTGATAT